GTGACAAGCTCACTGTAGTTCATGCCATTGGGCCTCTAGACATAAAGCCTTTGGTTGCCGCACCTGTACCGCGCATTTTGATGCCAGTGGTTTTAGTACCGGGTTGCTCGTTGCGAGTAACATTGCCTACAGACATATTAACTGTGTTAGCTCGGCTGTGATCAGGGCCACTACCGGGATTGTCAGAAACACTTACAGCTTTGCCAGACATTGTGTGTGGCTTGGCATAAGCAGAAGCTGGAAGATTGTTTTTAGCCATGATTAGCCTCGCTTTTGATTCATTGCACGGGCCATGTTGCGACCAACAGCCCGCATAGATTTACCAGTTACACCGGCTGTCTTTTTACCACCCATCATTTCTTTTTGAGAAGGGCCGCTAGTAGGAAAGACTTGAGCATCAGTTTTACCCTTTTTAGCGACTCCATCGGCTGATTTTGTATATGCCATGTTTAAACTCCTTAAGATATCGTTACTGTACCAACAAATGTGGTTGCCACCAAGTAGTTTGGTGTCAATCCATCATCAAAAAACCTAGACCCCCCAACCGGATTCCAACCCCATTGAATGTCTCGTGAACCACCTGACAAATTGCCAGCAGAGTTAACACCAGAAGTTACATACGTTGTATCCCTGCGAGGATTACGTAGTGCTTGTGGGTCGTCTACAGGAAACGTACCTAACATTAACTGGGGTTGATCTGGATCCCAGCACTCAGGGCAGACCAACAACTGATACTTACGTTGCTTAATGATTTCAGTCTTAAGCTTTTTAAGTTTGTATTGCTGTCCACAACGATCACATTCAGCAATCGCTATCTTGCCGGATGCAAACCGATTACCCATTACGTACTGCTTCCAATGTAATTAGGACGAGGAACAAACCTTACCGCAGCTTTTTCACGGTCTTCACCGGCTGCAATTTCAAAAGTTTCATCGTAAATCTGTTTGAGCATCTGAATGCGAGGCATCAGGTCAGGTGTCTTAATGGCAATGTGATAAGCCAAGCCAGCCACCAAACATGGCAGGAAGCGGAAGTTCATATCAGATGTCTCCATACCAGCACCTGCATCCTGCACTCGCCTTAAGCGCCAGTACACGAATTGATAGGTGGTGCTGTTATCGGGCGTAGGCCACACAGTAACGGCTGGTAGTTGCGGGACGAAGACTGCTGTGCCATCTGCCTGAGCGGCGGCTGTCGTGTTATTCTGACCACGGTACACACCACCAAGGGTATTCCCTGATATGTAGGTGTAGTAAATGTCTTCACTGTTTAAACGGATAAATCCTGCTCCGGCTAACCCAACCACCGTGTTAAGCGTGATCGTTGTTGCCGTGGAGGTGATGGCTCCATCCAAGACCGCAGTCGTTGGATTAGTTTGCCCAGAAAGACGTTGAATCCAAACTTGGATTGGTCTTGCTTGACTGAGTTTGTTTGGAATTGTTGCATACGTGGACACACTAATGCGAGTAATGGTCAGGTCTGCCTGCGTTGATGCAGTGTTAGATCCTGTACGGATGACATGCTCTAGCAAGTCAATGGTATCTGTGGGCAGAGCATATGTAGCCAGACCCGGAGTCAGGTTAATGATTCCCTGCTCCATAGTCCACATGTTAATACCTTTGTTCTGCCACTCAATGGTCATTAGGTTCATTGACCTACGCGCTGTACGTAAGTCATAACCTGAACGCATTTCCCGGCCAGCCCTCTCCCACGCTTCCTCGGCAATCTCCGTGAAGTCCATATTGAATAGGGTTGAGCCGGTAGTGGTCATCTAAATCCTGCCGTTTTCTTTGCAATAGTCTTGGGTTGCGCTACAAACTGTTTACCAGATGCTTTACCAGCACTTTTGGCTTTAGTTGTGGCTGCATATTCTTGAGAAGATAAAGATTTAATGGCTGCTTCAGGCAAATATCGCTCCCCCGTCTTGCTCGACGGTTTACCAGACTTAGTGCGCCATTTTTGGTCGCCCCAATCTTTTAGCGATTTTTGAGGAGCTTTCAATCTTTGTAACCCCCACCAGCTTCTTTGTACTTTTTAGCAACAAGTTGTGCTTTGCGGGCTGACCATTGGCCTGCGCCAGTGCCTTGCGTAGCTGCGGATTTTACTTGTGACACAATTTTTTTACGAAGACCGGGTTTAGTGTAGTTACCGGCGGCATTTACTTTTCCACCTTCAGCAAAACGATGAGTTAACTGAACGCCAGCGCCCGGTATTTTAGCGCCACGGCTACCAACGTTAGCATCCAAATAAGCCTGCAATGAAGTGTTTGGGCCTAATTGCTTTTCAGCGGTTAAACGTGCAGCCAGTTCTTTCATACCTTTTGCAAGGTTTAAACGTGGATTTTGAACACCAAGTTTAACGGCATCTTCCTGTTCTTTGTCAAACACTTCACCACCCATATCAAATTGAGTGAAGTCAGTGTTATCGCGGCGAGTTTTACGTTTACCGCCGGGCATTTTACTTGGGGACATTGCTCCCATTCCACGGCTTGCCATCATACAAACTTACCTCGTGTCTTGCCTTTGGTAGCACAACCATCTGCACGACTAGATGCGGATGAAACAGAACCACCCTTGGAAAACTTACTGCCTGAAAAACTATTGTCAGGTTTGCTTGGCATAAACACTTTTGGCTTTGGCTGCTGTGTGGTTTGTTTTGGAGCAGAGCCGGGTGGTGTGTAACGAGGCACTCTCATATCACGACCCGGATCAATAGCATCTGCGGCTTCTTGTGCTGCTTTATCAGGAGAATCACCCGCAGTGGGGTCTTTTTCTTTGCGGCGAGTCAAACCTTGTTGTTTGTTTAAATAATCACGCAAGGACATGCCTGACTTCTCAAGCTCTTCCTTGGTCACCACTTTGTTTTTACGAGGTGACGGCATAGCCGCAGGAGGTGCGCCACTATTGTCGTCTTCAGGCATTGTGCCGGAGCCGGGTTCAATAAACTCTGAGTTATTGATGTTTTGCTTCATAAGAACTCCTTAGCAGGCCATGCCGCCTTTAGTCATTTTAATCTGCGTGCCTTTGGTCTTGCCTTTTGAAGCAATGCCATTAGCAGAAGAGCGGAATGAACCGCCAGAAGCCATTTTGGTAACAGGTTTCATGCCAGCAGGTTTGCCTGTTTCACCAAACGACATGTATTTAGCCGCACCGCCTTTAGCAAGTTTTAGGGATGTACCCTTGCCGCCTTTGTGCTCTTGAGCATCATGTTGTTTAAACGCTTTCTTAATCATGGCCTTGTCTTGAGCGGTATCTGACATACCACCCTCAGCCATGCCGCCCTTTTTCATGCCCATCATTTGTTTGCGATCTAAAGCCATGTCAGCTTTAGAGCCTTCTTTCATGCCTTTTTTCTCAACGTCTTTGCCTGATTTTTCAAACATTTTCATTTTAGAATTCATCATATCGCCACCTTTAAAAAATTTACGGCCTTTATCAGCCGATGAAAAATCTTTACCCACGGACTGCGGGACTCCTGCTTTCTTGGCAAACGATGGGTTATGAGCCACCGCTTCCATGAAATTATGTTGCTTCTTACTTGTGCTTGGCATTACAAATACCTACCACGAGTCTTACCACGTTGTGCAATTCCATCACCACGACGGGATGCCGTGTTTGATTTTGCCGCAGACTTAACTTTACCGCCACGTTTAAACGCATCTATATCGTCATCTGCGTAGGTGCTAAGAGCTAATTTGTCATAGCCGCCGTTATCACTAGATGATGAGATACTGCGGTCTTCTACGGGAATATCGCTTCTTTCTCTTAAATAATCTTTACCAACATCTTTGGCTAGATCTTTTAAGAACCCTTTAGGATTGGCTACTGCCTCTGCTGTGCCGGGGGCTGTGCCTAAAGCTTCATTAATTTTTGGGCCAAAATAATTAACAGCAGATCCAATTGGATCAGCCAACACTCTGACGGGTTTTGGAACATCAATACCAGCTCGATCAGCTAAAAATAATGCGGCTTTTGTTGCTGGGTTCATTTATTCACCCCTTTTGAATAAGCTGGTCAATCTTTGCTTCAAGTTTATTAAAGCGTTGGTCAATGTGGTTAGTAATGCGGTCAATTTCTGCTTGAGTAACGTTATCACGGGCAACCTCCTCGCGTGTTTTGTTTAAGAGAATGCTTATACGAGCCAGTTCCCTGAACTTTTCATTCATCATGTAGCCAAGCAATCCCATCACTAAGGACAGGATGGCAGACCAAGCGGTGTTTAGATCTAACAATTCCAAGCCCTCAATGCTTTATTGATCCGTGAATCTGGATCGTTGGCTGTCTTGGCAGAGGTTAGCTTCTTTTTCATGCCGCCCATCCTCGCACAGAAAGAGTCGCGCCGAGAGCCGCCTTCTGGCTGGGGAGCCTTCAAGTTCATACCTTGCGCTTTCGCGGAGGCTCGTCCTTTGGCGTTTAAACCGCCCTTCTCGGACTTTCCCTCTTTCCTCTGCCATGCTGGAGACTTAGCCATAGAACACCGTAATACCTGTTACTGTACCAACACTTGTTGTTAAATATAGCCCCGTAGAAGCCAATATGCCCTCACCGGGAATTAAGATATAGAACGTGTTTGGCGTTGCAAGACTTGCAATATCCATTGTGTAAAGAACAGCGGCTGATGCGCCTCCATTCCTAATTTCAAATGTTGCGGTTGTGCTGGCTTTTGGGCTAACAACAATACCTTTTAGCCGTGCGCGTCCTACATAGTAAGAACCAGCCGCACTTAAATGCGCCGCTTGTACATCAGTCTGCATCATAATTAATCTCCTTTTAATAGGGGCCGAAGCCCCCGTGATTAATTAGACTTGGCTTGGGTTGGCAGAACCGTCGCTGTCTTTTACAACGTATCTTATAGTCAAGAAACCAGCACCAGAGGTGGCGGTAACGTTGGCTTGTGTAAACGTGATAATTGCGTCGCCTGTACCTACGTTGTTACACAACACTGCGCCAGCGGCGTTGTTATTACCAAGCAACAAGTTAACAATACCTGTGTTTGTAAATACGCTACCGTTAGCGGCTGTATTAATGGCTACGCCATTGACTTGCAAAACGTATGTAGGTGTTGTCGTTGCATAAGCAACGGTGGTGTTAAACGTAGCGTCTACAATTTGCGAACCAGCAGGGATCGTAAACGCCGTCGTAGCCGCCGTAATGTCCGTGTACAAGATGGCTTTGGATTGCGCGACCATAGTAGCGCCCATGTTACGGATTGTGCCAGCAGTAGTGCCGGTGGTGTTTTTGACAGTGCCCAAGAGCCAAGGGCCAAGGTGAGTTGCGAATCCCATGATGTTTCCTTACATACAAGTTAAGTGCATCAATCAGTATGCTGTCTGCCGGGACAGTTTGATACACCGGAAAGCCCGGATTAATATGTTTATACCACTACGTTTAAACCAATGCAACAAAAAAGGGAGCCGAAGCCCCCTTTTTCTTTCCGTCGATTAGGACGAACCGGGTGATCCAAAGATTCCCAGTGGATCTGACACGCCGAAGCTGTAACGCTCACGGGCTTTGTAACGAACGTTACCTGTGTCAAAGTCACCGTCCATGCCTGTAGACATGGGGGTACGCACGAAGTGCTTCAAGCCGTTAGGCACATCTGTACACAGGAACCAAGCATTGGTGTCTGTCAAGTAGTGATTAACGGTATAGCCTTCAGGGATAGAGCCGTTGTTCTTCAATGCGTTAATGTCATTGTCGGTTGTGCCAACACGCAATTCAGTCTCAAGAAGACGAGTTGCAACGAACATTAATGGAGGAGGAATAATCAACTTTCTAGGCTTGGCGGCGATCAGCAAACTGCGCTCATCTGTCCAAGCGGCGATTTGAATAACAGCGTTTTCCAACGATGTTTCATTCAAGTCAGCACCTGTAGTAGGACGATTGCTGTTAGTGCCGCCGGAAACGAGTGGGTGTGCTGTTGAGCACAAAACCACGCCGTCGCCATATGTTGGGCCACCGCTAAAAGCGTTGTTCAACACATAAGCGGCCTTAACCTGCTTGGTGTAAGCCATACCACGGGCCAAAGCCTTGGTATAACGTGAAGACAGGCTGTCATACAAGTTATCTTCCACAGCTTCCTCTGTGATGGAGAAGCCCATCGCAATGGTTTCGTGGGTGTAACGTGCAGTCCATGCTTCTTGTGCATTGTCATAAGCGATGGCAGAACCCTCGTTTTTGACTGGTGCTTGACCGAAGCCTGACAGTTTTGTCTCTTCTTCAAAAGAACGCTCAGAGGTTTCAGTTTCATAAATTTCTTTATGCTCTTCACCATATTTTGCGTACTCCAAACCAAACAAAGCGTTCAGGCCGGGAAGAAGTTCTTTAAGTAGTTGTGCGCGTGAAATTGCCATGATTTACTCCTTACAGGCCAACGTTATTTGTAAACGAATGGGCACTGGGGTTGAACTTAACCAACACATCAGTGTACGCATCGCCCGGAGTAGACACAAAGCCCACAATACGGAAAGCCGCAGCCGTTGTTTGCACAGTAGCTGTTAAAGAGCTAGTTGAGTTACCAGTCTGAGTGGAACCCGTGCTAGTGCTTTGTACAGCGGTAAAGAAGGTGTTAGTGCCCAAAACTGTTTGAGCGCCAGAACCACTTAGTTGTGCTTGAAAAGCCACGTTGGGGTCAGTAACTACGTATGCAGTTACCACGCCGGTTGTGCCGGAGGGGTAGTACTGACCGTAAATCTGCTGGCCTTGTGCGTTGATATAAGAACAACCGACGAAAACGCCGATTGCACCTACGCCAGAACCACCAAGGTTATTGGTAGTGATGTCTGAACCATCGGTGGTAGACAGAGCGATATAACCCGCCGCATTGATAAGAACAACTTGACCATAAAACAAGTTGGTTCCAGTGCCTGCTGGGTTAATCAAGAACTGACTCGTAGCGCCAGCATAAGGTGTGCCGTCAATACGATTTATGGGTCGTAGCCCATAGGGTGCTGCTGTAGTTGCCATTTAAGACTCCTAAAAAATTAAATACCTTTTCCGAAAGTAACCGTGGACTTACGTTCTTTGAACATAGGCATCCTCGGATCGCTTTCGCGCATGTACGTATTGTCCACTGATTGCATCTGAGCTTCCGCTTGTTGGCGGTAGTACGCATCACGCTTTTCAGTAAACTCTACTGGGGTTTTGCAAAGCAACAAACCTCCCACTTCAATACTGTCTGGGAATTTCGCCGCCGAAGCGTTGAACAGACGTATCTCAGGGTGATCTGAAGCTCTAACAGGTTCCCAGCCTTCAGCCATCTTTGAGGAATAATTGGTTCCATCTTCCTTACCTTGTATTGCAATCCGAATCCAGCGAAACGCATAACCTTCTTCCGGTAAAGGATCAGGTAGAAGTGTTGGAGGCATCCATTGTTTTGGACGTTCCATAACTTCGCGGGTATTCAGGTCACGACCTGTACGAACAGTTTTTTCCATAATTATTTCCTCATTTCATCAGCAACCTTACGGGCGTACAGTTCCAAAGGAACTCCCAACCGTCTAGCGATATTCACTTGCGACTGGGTCAGCACGATTTTGCGCGGTGCTGTACTACGGGTAGCAGGTGAAACAACATTGGATTTGGTACGTTGAGGTTTCGCATCAACGGATTCTCCGGCTCCAACTTGGTCGGGGAATCTTTCACGGATGTCAGTGTCGATACGACGGTAGTATTCATCACTGCCAACCCTAATACCATTCTCAACAAGTTCCTCATGTAGCCCTAAAGCATATGAAGTCATGCGTTTGTTGCTTCCAAACCACTGATTTTGGTCTTGCCACGCTAGTAGTTTGTCGTCAACGGGTGCTGCCTGTTGAGGTTGTGGAGCCATTTGTACAGGAGTTTCTTCCTCTTGTAAAGGGGCAGGTCTAAAATTATTTACTTTATCTGCGCGGATTCTGGCGGTAGTGAGTGCTTCCTGAGCATCCAACAACTTATCAGCATCCCCAGACTCGTAAGCTTCTTTATAAAGCCGTTTAGCCTCTTCAATTTCGGAGTTAATGACCTTTTTGGCTTGTTCCAAGAGGACAGTCTGTCCTTGATTGACGGAGCCTTTAAGCTTTTTGTTCTCTTCATACATTGCCTGAGCAAGTTTAAGAGCCTCATCTTTCTCACGCTCGGCAGACTCTTTGGCTCTGCGTTCCTCGTGATATCCCTTGGTGAAGTGTTTAAACCTATTCTTAACACTCTCAGAGTAGGTTGCTAACTCCTCTTCTGTAGGATCTTGAGGAGCCTCTTTCATTGGAGTTCGGTAACGATCCTCTTCCGGGGTGTCGTCCACAATTTCAATTTCAGGCTTATCTTCCTCTGGGGTTACAACTTTCCCACCCTTACGGAGATTTTCTTCCTTCTCATCAGGGAACTCAAATTCAGTTTTTTCAATTTCAGCCATGATTACTCCTTATGTTGGACGTTGGATACCACGAGGGTCTTGCACAACCGCCTGAACGGAATCGTCATTAATCAATCTCCACTCCGTACCATGAATCTTCATGCGGGTTCCCGTGTTAGGACGCACTAACACAAAGTCTCCCACCTTACAGGCTGGGCCGGAAGGAAATCGGGCTTTATCTTGATAAGCATCGGGGCCAATCTTGGCTACAAATAACACGGGGGAAAGAAGCTCCTCGTGATATATCGCAGTTGCAGATTTAAGGATCCCTGTTTCACTAAACTCTTCTTCTGCTTTGGGAAGCATACAGAGGAGGTGGTAAGTAGCCGGATCGGGCACTTGTGTAGCTTTCTCTTCAGGGGAGGTGTTAAGCACTCCACTGAGATCAACTGCACCAACATCAAAGTCAGTCATCTTCATATTCCTTGGTTTTTCGCACGAGATCGGCAAGTTCATACTGAGCGGTTTGCAGACCTCGGATCGTCCCGCACAGTTCTTTGTAGTGATCGTGGGATTTAGCACCACCATCACTGACAACAGTGACTAACTCCTTGATGTGTTCATCAAGTCTTTTGTTTAAAACATCAAGAAGTTGAGTCATCATTCACCTTTGTTCTTTGCGTTTAAAAGCATTTGAAGAAGTTGTTGTTTAGCCTGCATATCCTGCGTCTGTTGGCTATGTTCCAAAGACTGCTGATGTTGCTGTTCCGCCATGCGCATCTCTGCTTGTTTCTTCATGGCTTCCATACCAATCTCTTGTTGTTGGCGCTGGGCGGCAATAGAAGGATCTTCTCCTTGAGCTTGCTGTGCCTGCTGCATTTTGAGTTGAAGCTCTGCCTGTTTGATAGCTAAGTCGCCTTGAACTTTCTGCGCTTTGGTTTGAGCATCTTGCTGTTTGATCTGCAACTCTGCTTGTTGCATCTGAACAACTGGATCCTGCATTTGTTGCTGGGCAGCTTGTTGTGCCGCTTGGCCCTTGTTGATATCCAACAATTGTTTTGCCGCTTGCGCAACGAGCTTTGACAACTGAACTTCCACATCCTCGGGCATCTCAGTATTTGGCTGGGGAAGAGTAGCGCCAAGGCGTTGCTCAATCTTTGTCCTGTACTGGAAAGCGATGTGTTCAGCTACGTGGGCCATGATTGAAGCCTGCATCTGTTGAGCCATTGGGTTTTGGCCCATTTGACCCATCACCATAGGATCCTGCATCATTGATGTATGTACAGCAATGTGTGCGTCGTGATCTTGGTAGATGAATGCTTTAGTGGGTTTACCCGTCAAGAACGACATGTTCTCTGAGATTGGATCTCTTGGGGTCATGTCATCGTCAATAGGTACTAACTTATCCGCGTTCTTCACTCCCAGAACCTCAATCATCTGGCGGTGCAACAAAGGAAGATTGTAGATCTGAGGAGCGCCTTGAGCTAACTGGATTACAGCCTGATACTGCATGATCCTTTGAGCCATCGTGGCGGAATTAGGATCTGATACGGGGATAACATCCACCATGTCATAGTCTGCACGTTTAGCTTGAGGAGTACCAAACACTGGGGTGTATTCGTAATCCTCCGGCATGTAATCACGGATGATTTCTTTAAGCAGTTTAAACTCTTGCTTCATTGAATAATGAACACGAGCTTGTACTGCGCTCATTGTTTTAAGCTGGCGCTCAAGTAACGCTAAGGTTGTACCTACGGGCGAATTGGCTGACATATCGCTGATGTTCATATCTGCGATTGAGCCAAGTCTCCTGCCCTCGTCTGTGATCTGGTTCAAGAGAGCCAAGAGAACCTGAGAAGGTTCCTTGTATGGCAGAGCCATGATGTTCTCTCTTACGGAGCCGCTAGGCACATCCACATCACGGAACTCGCCCGGAGCAATTGGGGTGTCATCTCCCTTGATTCGGAGTCCTCGGGTCTTCAAACCTCCGGGCAAGTTGCTCAAGGTTCCAGCATCCACGAGTTGACGAATGATAGATGTACCTGCACGGGCGTATCCACCAATCAGATGGATTAAACCTAAACCATAAGCTCCAAAGCCGGGAACGTAGGTGTACTGGACAAAGTGTTGACGCTTAAGTTTATGTTTGTCATCTTCACTCCAGTTTCTGCGGATGGAGAGAATCTCAGTTGTACCTCGTTCTAAGGTGATGACGTAAGGCAGGGCAATCCCGTCCTCATCTTCATAGCCGGGTAGGTCGTAATCTACGTGGATCTCATAAACCTGATAGCGGTCATCATCTGTGATGCTGTAGCCTTGATCTTCGGCTTTCTTTTTCTCTACGTCAGTGTAGAACTGGAGGGGTTCTCCAAGCTCTTTATCTAGGTAGAAACCAGAGACTTGAAGCTTACGAATGTCGTTCTTTGTCTTGCGCATGATGTGAGTCACACGCTCTGAGGTCATGGCGCTAGAAGCTCCGTAAGGAATAATCACATCCTCTGCGGGGATGAAAATAGAAGCTTGACGGCCCAAAGAAGGGTCGTAGTAGACCTTTTTGAAAGCTGCGCCAGCCAGACCAAGAGAATACAGAAGACGCTCATGCTCTGGTCGATACTCAGGCATACCCTCTGTTAATCTATAGTTCATGTCATCTTTGACACGCTCCGCAGCCTCTTCTTTAAGTTTATCAATTGCGCCGATGATCTCGGTTTTAACCGGGCCTTGAGCAGGGAACGTTTCAATGATAGTTTCAGACTGGAAGCGAACAGCGGCCTCCGTGAGTACAGTCGAGAAAACTCCGCAAGCGCCGAGCCAAGGCTCTGTCCTTTCTTCATATTTCATCCCCAATACATCTAATCCCTTGACATACATCTCCACCCAGTCTTTGCGGGAGTTAACGTCTGTGTCTACCATTTCAATCAAATCGCTGGCAATCTTTTGGAGTTCACCATCGTCCATGTACTCTGCGAGGTTGTCTGAGAAGTCTTCTTCCTCGGTCTCCGGCATTAAGTCAATCTCCATGCCGTCCATATCAATCTTGACACCTTCGGGGTTGACAATCTCAATCTCCATTACAGGGCTGTTATCCATCTCCAAAGCGTTTAAACCTAATGGAGCGGGATTTAGTGATTGTTCAATGCTCATATTGTTCCTTAGTAGTACTCTACTTTTCTACGGTGGTAAAAAGGTTCATCTTCTTCATCAGAGTCGATGGAGATGAAACCTCCCAAGCGAAACCGCATCAGAGCCTGACTGCTTGAGTCAACAAGGTCGTCATGGTCTCCATTGGGGAAAGAAGCCAACTCATCCATAACTTCTTCAGCCCATCGGGTTTCAGGACACCACACCATGCTAGACTCAAACAAAGCAGAGATAGCGTTTACACGCGATATCTTATCGTTTCCTTTGCCCGGCGTATACTCCGCGACCGGAATTCCCATTTTTCTCATCTCGTAGATCAACGGAGCGCCTGCGGCTCTCTTCTCAACGATCAAAGTGTCGGGTTCATACTCTCTGTATATCTCTAAAGCCTTACGCTTTAGATCTGGGAACTCCATGCGTTCTTTGAATGCGTCCAAAAGGATGATGTTTGCCTTCAAATCACCATTCTTATTGGGATGTTGGAAGACACCCCATGTAGTGCAAGCGGAATAATCTGCGCGGTTGTTCTTTTCAAACGCAGTATCCCAAGATTGAATGATGTATTCGCACTCAGGGGGCTTTTTCTTGTCCCAAATCATCCAATGTTCACGCTTAATGATCGCGCCTTCCTCGGATGTGGGGTTTTGTTGGTATTGAGCCTCCCATTTGGCGACTGGAAGCTCTGCTTTTAGGGCTTCTAGGGCTGTTTTAGACCAAAATCCGGGCCATAAAGGGTTCCCGTTAGGCATAATTGCGGGGAAATCAATGACTTCCCACTGATCTACGCCATCTTTGTCCGAGTTTTTGAGGATTTGCCCCGTTAAGTCCCTCTTAGACCATCGAGTCATCACAATAATGATCGCTCCTCCGGGCTGTAGACGCTGACGGGGGCCGGAAGTGAACCATTCATAGACCCCATCAAACACGGCAGGGTTAGCTTGTTTAGCTTCCTGCTCAGAATGGGGGTCATCAATGATTAAGAGATCTGCGCCCTTACCTGTAACAGCGCCGCCAACACCGATAGCAAAATAATCACCACCCACATTAGTATTCCAGCGACCAGCGGCCTTTGAATCGCTCGACAGCTTTGTAGAAAACACCTTCTGATAATGTTCTGATGAGACAAGGTTCCTAACCTTCCTTCCAAATCCTGTAGCAAGTTCTGCGGTGTGTGCAGTCTGGATAATCTTCTTCTGAGGAAACTTCCCCAGAAACCACGCAGGTAAAAGGAAGGAAGCAAACTCAGACTTGGTATGCCGGGGAGGCATATTAATGATTAATCTCTTAAGTTCTCCGTTAGCTACCCGCTCAAAAGCATCAGACATGATCTTATGATGAGAACCAGAGATAAAGATAGGCCACATCTGCGACGCGAAGTATAGAAACGACTCCTTGCTGCGTTCTATCTTGTCCATCTCCAATAGAGCCTGAATCTTTGCACGGTTCTCAGGAGATGCCTTGGGAACCATCTCCATATAGTTTTTAATCTCTGCGTGGGTCAGTAGGCTCATAAGGACATCACAGCCCTGACGGAAGTATCTGCTAACTTAATAGCATGGAACTTATACGGCTTGGTCACAATGTGTCCATCCGTCCTTAGACGGTGGACGATCCTGTGGATGTTTGACTTAGATTTCAATCCAATACCCCGAGCTATAACCTCATAAGACGGAGACACACCATGCAACCTAATGTATGCACGGATGAAGTCTAAAACCAACTGTCTGCGTTTGCTCATGTTTCACATTTACTTTGTAATCATATGAGGGCACACTGCCCAGTGCGGCGACTAACTGCCCCAGTTTGGTTGTCAACCACAATGTGCCTTCATATAAGTTGGTACTCGCTTACTAACATCTTGAGTTTAAACGCAAACACGAACGTTCGCAATACCTATTTTGAAAATATATATACCCCCGGGGGGTTGGGTTTGGAAAAGGAAGGGGGGGGGTGTTTCTGTATGTATGGGGTGAGTAGATTAGAGCGTATACGCAAGCTGGGTGTCATGTCGTGCCAAGTGGGGGTCGGGTACGGGTGGGGCACGCCCACGCCCCGTTTAAACACCCTCCTGCACC